TCCGGACAGACTTACGTCTGGAATGCGGATTACCGGGATAAGGTCATATATCTGATAGGGGGAGTTTATTATAATTTCCTTGTAAAAAATTACGGCGCTTCCGTTACCGCTGCACCCACATCTGTCAACGGTGATTCCAATTGGGAAGCTATGCAGAAGTTTGTGAATATCGCCACTGACACCCTGTTTGCCGATGGTGCGAATGTAGCCGGCTTCATGTTCAAAGACAAGGTTCTCAAATCTTTTAATGACAAAGGTGAAACTCTTCTTATCAACGGTGTAACCGGGTATTTTAAATGTAAGAATGCAGAGATTACAGGAACAATCACAGCGGATAAAGGACGTATCGGTCCGTTCTCCATCGCTTCGGGAATATTGTCCTCAAAGATCCTTTATGAAAATGAAACAAATAAATACGTCGGTTTCAATTTGTCTGCCGGACAAATTGAGTTTTATAACGAAAGGACATTTGCAAACGTAAGAATCGGGGGAAACACGCAGTTTGTCACCATTGAAGGGATTAAGTATGATGCTGGAATTGACATACAGAGTCCAAATGCCATGATCGGGATGCACATCAAGACTCCGAGCATTCCTCTATTCGTGGAGGGAGGTAACATTTTCCTTCATCCGAACAATGACAGCTATGTTTCTCTTCGTGGCATAGTTGGCAACTGGAGGAATATCTCTGTCAGCACTTCCCTGAATAACAATGATGACAATGTGATGTTTATTAATACGGGTAATATAGAAGTGACACTTCCTCCGGATGTTCCGGGACATACTATATACTTCAAACGTATGAGCGGCGGAGTAAGATTGACAGGAGGACGGATCCTGCCTGCTCCCGGAGGACAGGAGGTGTCTTATATTGATTTGGATTTTGCATCCGGCTTCATTAAGTGTATGGGTAATTATTGGGTTATGTTTTATTGCGGATAATTTAAATATAAAGTATGAGAATAAATTTTGCACAATTCCCTATTTATGATGGGATTAAAAAAGAAAAGCTTATAGCCAGTAACATCACTGAGGCCTTCGGTGACTGGATATATAAGAACGTAGCGGGTTTGAAGGCGCATCTCCTTGCGGAGAAAATCTTCAAGTCGACTGTAGATGGTGTGGAACTTGACGAAGAGGAGGTGGATATCATAAGACGTTCTACCCCTATGTTGTCCGGCTTGCTGGCCGATTCATTGAATGATTATCTGGATAAAAAGAAGGAGGAACAACATGAAGATTGAGAATTTGGAACGTGCCAGCCGGATCAATGACGAACTGGCGAAACTGAAGCTGGCTAAGGAAACATTGAATAACGGAGGCTATGTCCGTATCTACAGCAGCGCCCGGTCAAGTGCCGGATGCGTGGAACTGGATATAGCAAACTTCAATGGCGAGGTGAGCACGTGTATTGATAACCATATCGCTGAACTTGAATCTGAAATAGAAACGCTATGAAAGAATTATGGCAATTAATCAAGATGCTGTTCTCAAGCAAGCCGGGTGATTTTGATACTCCTGAGCTGCTTGCCATGAAGCATTATCCTTTCAAGGGATACCGTTTCATGATGTGGTGCGGACGGATGATATACCGTGCCGAGAACAAGGAGAACATAGATAGGTATATGCAGACCTATGCGGGTAAGGAAAGCCTGACGCACGAAACCATACACCTGCGTCAGGCACAGGTTATCGGCTCATGGGTAAAATACTACTGGCGGTATTTTGTCGAATGGGTTAAGGGAAACCCTATCTGCCATCCTGCGAGTTCAGCGTATTATACCATTCCGTATGAAATGGAGGCGTATGCCAACGAAGGCAATCCGGATTATCCCGTGAACTATAACGGGAACAACCTTTCCCGTTACAAGATAAAAGGTGGTAGGAAGAAGCTGTACAAATCGGTTGGCGGCACTTCTAAAGCGTGGAAAACTTATATAAGAACTTTATAAAAATTGATATTATGAGTGATTTGAATTTAGAAAATATAGTTGGCTTCAAGGCTGTGGATAAAGACGGCAACGAACAAAATGTGACAGTAGATGAAATGGTGGATATGGTTTCCACAAGAATGGTTATGGCTTTGTCTGAAACTTCAACATTTGCCGCCGCTGCGGCAACAGGAAATGACGTGTATGAGAATGAACTTCCGACAGTGACGGATGCCGCAAATGTAAGAGTTTTACAAAGTAGCGGAGATGCGGCAAAAATGACGATGCAGTCGCTTGCATCAAAACTGGGAGGACTGATTGGGAATACCTATAGTTCTTTCACTTTAGCAAAAGGAGAAGAAACACTAATAGCTAATGGTACTGGTGTTTATTACGTTTCAAATTCCTATCTAGATTCCGTGTCAACTTTAGTCGTAATTGATTACGATAATTCATATGTATTAGGAGGAGTAAATTATAGGATTAAATTTAGAGTACAAGAAAGCCATTTGTACGCAACGGCTTTATCAGGAGAAGAATCTGTCAGAGTAAGGAATATTGCGCACAAGTAAACTATTTTTTACTTCTGGGAGAACTTTTGCCACTTTCGACAAATACTAATAAGGGATTAACAAGGAGAACAGCATATTTTGATTTAATTCAAGGCAAATTATACAAGATAGCATATAAAGAGGAACTATATGTATATAAACCTGTAATATGCTTACTATATGTGCTAAGAAATGGAATATCGTCTTGCTATGTAGCTTCATTAAGTGGGTATCGTAATGGAGTTTCCCATTTTAAATTGATATGTGGAAATGATATCCAATTTAAGCTGTATCAAAAGTTGAATAGCGCTAATTATTTTGACATCATGCTGGAATGCCCTGATAATTCAGCTGGCATTATGGAGATAAAAGCCATGGATGATTTAACGGTTATTGAAACGACAGAACCATTAAGGGATTGGCAACAAATTGCAACAGAATAATAGCATAAGTTGAGACCTGGGAGAACTGATTGGGAATGCAACATCAAATAAAAGCGGGTTGA